AAATCACTTTGATCAAAATCTCCACAGAACATAATTTTTGAGTCCTGGCCAACACGAGTGATAATTGTATCCAACTCATGGAAGTTTAGGTTTTGACATTCATCTACTATAATGATTGCGTTATCAAATGTCAATCCTCTTAGAAAAGAAGTTGATAGAAAGTAGAGTGTACCTTGGCCCTTGAGACGGTCATATAAATTATTGAATGATTGCTCGTTAGGTTGCTCAAACATAAACTGTACCATATTCTGATATGGAATCTGATATAGTGCAGCCTTATCTTCCTCATCACCCGGCAGGAAACCAATTTCCCGTGTAGGAATAAGGGATCGAACAAGAATTACCTTCTCATATTTGGTTTTTAAATCCATAACTGCCTGCATTGCAAGATACAGCGCACTAAATGTTTTGCCAGTACCCGCAGCACCAAATAGGAATTGGTTCTTTGCATTCTTAAACGAATCAAACACTATCTTTTGATTTTCTGTGATAGGTTTGATTGTTACTAAACTACTTTGATTAATTTCTTTGTTCTTTTTAGTGCTTGCCATTGTATATCCTTGGAATAAGAGGGGGGCCTCCAAACGAAGACCCCCCTCTGATGCATGGGCGGAGTGACTTCCCAGCTTGCGTAGACATTATGCGTCCCTTGCTGAAGTTTGATATCTCGCCTGCATCGATTATATTTATACTATATTACACCGTGTTTTTTGAGAACACTACGAGTTTTTTGCTGTTTGGTGGGTTCGCCACCGTAACGATCTGCAAGGGCAGAGCCGGGATGTGCAGCTGCAATCCGTTGAAGGTTCTCTGTCATACCACCGTCTTGTTTAGGACCAACCCCCATAATATGATCTCCCACATAGGCAAATCCACCGGGAACTTGATTGATATGAGGATTATTCTCCAAGAATTGCGCTCGTTCAGAATCAGACATCATCTCATTCCATTCTTTTTTTGTATTACGGTCATAAAATATATATGTAGGCATTATAAATTCAACTCCAATTGTTCCGGTCATAACCAAGTTCTTCTATTTTACGTTCTAACATTTCAACTCGTTTCAATAATTCTGATTCTATCTTAGTTGGACCAACGTACATTTCATCTTCACGAATTCGCCGCCCCATGTACTCCCAGTAACTCTCTCTTTGCATTAAACCACTCCGGTACAGCTCTGCTTTTCCATGTAGCAAAGTTTGATTTCTCTACTATATAGTATTTCTGATAAGCAATCACAGTGTCATCACCTTTGCACTCTTCGGGCATACACTGAGGTGGATCAGAAAAGAATGTTTCAAAATTCATATTCTTGGGAGACTTAAACAATGGTGCAAGCAACCGTTCTGTAGCATGGTGTTTGCCATACCGATAAGTGTACTCTACCATGAGAGCAACCATGTGATCATACAACCATGTGTAATTTTCCAAACTGGAACGAACCCAGATAGTGCTAGGATGGTTCTTATGCGCCAGTTTATACAGACCCCTACGATCCGCATACTCATCCCCGTCAAGGACACGATGCGCTGTAGAGAGCATCTGTGCGCTTTCTAGGATCATTTTAACCACATGCTTATCACACATCATCTGTGCAGCAATCACAGGGTCACGGTCTAGATAAAAAATATTCATTCTTCTTTCCTTGTTTCATCCAACAATAACATCTTACCTCTTTTCTCATCAATTGTCAAGACCCTTTCAGTCTCAATCATATCAATAATTAAGGTGGTAATATCAACCTCTTTATTCAACTCGCCAATTTTCCTTTGCAGTCTTATTAGAGTCTCTTGATAATAATCAATTTCCTGTTGCTTCTTGAGTCTAGATTCAATCAGCTCTGTCAGAGAAACTACATTATCAGTCACGGATTTTTCCTACCTTTGGGAACATCCCAAACAAAGGTCAAACGATCAACATCACCATTGTTATACGATTCATGAACTCTCTTATTGTCAAACCAGAAAAATGTGCCGGGTTCGATCTGATGAGATTCATCTTCAACCGTGTAGAGATATGTTCCCTGTAATGATAGATGGTATCTATCTCGTGTTAGATAATATTCACCCTCATCGATGTGGCGTCCCAATGACTCTCCTGGCTTCAATCTAAAGAATGCTGCTCGTGAATGCCTATGAAGTTTATAAGTCTTCAACCACTTTCTGATACCGGGATAACGATAGTACATAGGAGTGTTCTGTTGCAGCTCAGTCTTCTTAGGATCATCATCAGCACTCTTTACTGCGGCCATTGTGAGAGGTAGAAATCCATATGGTTTCGTATCTCCAGCAGCACCTTTTAGTGATCCTGCTATTGCCCAATCCTCATCCTTGATATCAGCAAGGATGGAACTTACATCAATGTCCTTCTCGATAAACCTAAAGTGACTCACCTAATATCTCCAGGCATTACCATCCTTTGTAAATTTGGCGGTGAATAATTTGGACCCTTCATCACCTTGCCATCTTCCCGATAGATAGGTTTGCCATCTGCGCCTAGTTTGCTCATATTTGAACGCTGCACTTCCTCAAAACATTTATCAAGGTCAATACCTAAAGCAGCACCCATACCATAAGTGACATATAGAATATCAGTTAAAGCATCTGCAATTTCAACCATATCTTCATTATATGAAGCAGTTGTTAGTTCTTGAAGCTCTTCCTCAATCAAGTCTAGACGCAAATCTACTACCTCTTCAGAAGGTAGTTTTGGTGATTTTTTGACTTCTTGATCAAAGGTATTCATGAAAAGTTTGACATTCTCAAAATTAGTTGGCATTTATTTCTCCCACCTATAAAAAATATGATCCTGTATCACTACAGTTTTCGTTTTCGTTTTTGCCCAATACGGCAAAACATAGTTAGCATGATAATGCGTTGCACCTTCAGTAATGTCTACAAAATGAAACTTATCACTAAGAATTGCTTTTGCAAGAGTAAGCATTCTATTATATATCTTCTTATTAGTTGGTATATCACTCTTACCATCACAATACCAACTAAATTGACACTTGTTTTTAATTGGATAGGTCACGTTAGGAGATTTCTGTGATACTCGTGTTGGGCCTTGCTCCACCACTTCACAGATGGTATTAGGATATCTTTTATCATTAACACGGTTCAATACAACCGCAGTAACTGCAAGTTCCCCTGCAATACCCTGACCTCTTGCCTCATGATACATGTTAATGGCCAAGCACTCGGCTGACCTGTCAGGCATGTCCGGCATAATTGTTTTTGCTGCGGGTTGCGGTATTACAATCAGTAACCCAATGATTGCTGCTTCAAGAGCATTCATGCTGCACCCATTTGTTCAGTGAGATACCGTTTGGCGTACTTAGTTGCTTCGTTGCTCTTGAAGTACGCACCAACCTGTCTTACTATATCATCAGCAGTGGTATCTTCGCCTGTTATGCAATCAATAGGAGATGCACCCCAACATTCATCACAAAAATATTCGATTTCCATTATATAGTTTTTCATCTTACTCATACTACATACTCCTCACCAAATTTTTTCAACAGATCACCCTGCATGGCATACGCCTCAATCTCCCAAGGCTCATCCTCATATGCAGTAGTCTCATCATAGACCTTACCCATATACATTTTACGACCAAAAGTCATGTCCTTCATCTTGCGAGTGGCACTCTGCCAGACATGCACCATTTCATGACACACAGTGCATAACAGCTCTGCACCAGTAAGACTTTTATCAACATCAATATAGAAGTCCCGATTACCATCACCTTCGTAACACCAACCAGCAACACCGTCACTCTTGAGGTTTTTGATATTGACCTCAATCTCAAGAGTTCGCATCCGAGGCATTAGCTCACTGATGCAGAAGACAACCGCACTCTCAACGAGGTCACGTTTCATCTTAGTAGACCCTATGACATTAATGTAGTTCATACTAAATCACCATAACCCAATTCACGAAGCGTATCGTTCCACTCGTCATATGCTTTTTCAATACGTTTTGCATCATTATATTTGGCATTATACTCACGAACCTTTTCGGGGTTCTTTTTTCTCCACACAGCGTTGGCCTTGCGGTTAGATGCCCGAACTGCGTCCTTGTTCTCTTCAATATAGCGTTTCCTTGCAGCACGGCCCTTTTCGGAGTTGCTATAGCGTTTTTTGGCCTCCAATACTTTTTCCCGATTATCAGTGCGCCATTTTTTTGCATATTCAGCGGTGTTCGTAGTCATAACAACCTCTTTGTTTCTCATCTTATATCCTATATTACCATATGGAATAGGATTTGTCAATAGCTAAAATACGACGAGAGCAAACCATCCCGCCGCAAATAGGGTTAACATGAACAGGGTTTCAATCGCAATTGTAGCAATCTTCTTCATGTTAGGCTCCCGTCCAACGAACAGTGTAACCACCATCAATGATGTTACCACGGGCAAAGTTCCGAGCAGCAGCAGAGTAACCAGCGGCCTTCAGGATGTCGCCCTTCTTGAACTTCTTGTCGTTATCAGTGTTGACAACAAAACCCCAAACACTGCCGCCTTCACGGAAGACTTTGATGTACTTATTACCAACTTTGTAGGTAATCTCCTCGTTGAACTCAGCGATCATCTTCTTGCGAATCTCACCGTTACCAGCACTGTACCGACGATCGGCATAGTCTGCTTTGATGTTCTCAATCAGGGTTTTCATTTCGTTGTTCATGGTGTCTCTCCGTTGTTTCCTCAGTTTATAATATATAATAACATAGGAAATAGGGTTTGTCAACAAAAATCGTACATGATAAATCATTGATTCTAAAGGAAACTCAAAAAAAGTTAGCCAGATGCCAACCCTTTTGATTGAGGATACTGATCTTGTTCGACTCGGATATAATCATCATCCCAATCAAATGCTTCCTTAACCACATTATCAGATAGGCCCTTGTACTTACGATGCAAGGCCTTATTCTTTGCAGCAATCAATAGTTCTGCTTCATCGGAATGAAGGCCCTCAAGCAGCTGGACAAACATCATCTCACGCTTGTTTTGTTTTAGAGCAGGATTTCCCCCCTTGATGAAGTGATACAGTCGGCGAACCTCTTTCTGAAGCAAGGTATGATCTGTTCCCTCTGGAGCATCATTTGTTCGATATGGTACATCACCTTCTGGTAGTTCCCATTCAATTTTAGGGTCAAAAGAAGACTTGCAGATCATGCGAAGTGCATCAGTCTGGTACTGCCTCAAAAAGCTTACCTTTTCCTTCTTTGTTTTCATTTTAGAAACCTGTGTCAAGATTTCAGCAAAACTGCGTGTGTATGTGTCGATTGCCATTAAAATTCTCCTATCGATTCAACGAGGTTACGCAACCTCTTCTGTGTAAAATAATTTAGTAGTTTGCTACGGTCACCTTCTGGCGAATCTTGGTATGCGTCAATACATTCCATATACAACTCAGGCGGTGATTCTTTTAGATCAATTAGTTTCTTGTTTCTCTGGTAGTTTCGTTTGACCTCATCGTTAGGAAAATTTCCCTCGACCATAGCCTGAATTTTCTTCTTGCTCAGAGGTTTCTGTCGCAGTCCATCCACGAAGGTATTGTCTGGTGATAACACGTTAGGAATACCATCACTGCTGTCACCCTTTAGAACATGCTCACTCAGATAGATATCTGGATCAAGACCATTGACAAATTTCTTAGTGATGGGACTGTATTGTGTCACGTTACGAAACTTTTGCAACTGAATGAAATCCTTGTCTCCTGACAGGATCAACGTCTTACCGTTGTCGAACTCCAACTCACCACACAGTGCAGCAATGATATCATCTGCCTCTGCACCATAGACCTCAAGATGTTTGTAGGGAAAGAACTCTTTCAGTTCTGCCTTGACTGCGTTCAGCACTTCAAAGATAGCATCCCAATCATTTGTGGATTTTTCTCTACCCTTCTTACGACTGTGCTTGTACTCAGGGTAATAGTCCCTGCGCCAGTAGTGTTTGGAGTCATAGCATAGAACCAGTTCACCATACTCATCGCAGAACCTCATGCGATACATGCGTAGGGAATT